TCAAGAGCGGAGGGAATGTGACCATAGATACAACTGGTGCCATGAGCGTGGATCTCTCGGGTTACCAGCCCGCGGGGAACTATCTGACCAGTGTGCCGATAGGCGGCACAGCGATCGGTGGGGTGAAGAACGGTGGGAATGTCACAATCAACGCAGACGGAACGATGAACGCAGAAGGCTCATCTCTTGGATTTAATCTAAAATTCAACTATGAATCTTTCTCCGATTTCCTTAACACAATGGAAACCGCAGTATTGAATACGTTGAGTGGATTTGTGCTTGTTGCAAACTTTATAGCGTATGACCAAGAAGGGGATATGTACAGATGTTCTGGAACACTAGGAAGGACAGGAAGCGCAGGCGAATTAGGTTATGACCATTGTAATATTGTGGCATGGGATGGCGGAGAAACCTACATAAATTTCGTATGGGGGTATTTCACAAGCGGTAATTTCCAAATCTATACCGCAGATGTAATGAAATCCATTGATTTTTATGATACAAAAAATACACAATATGGAAATTACGTCTGTTATTTGTTAGCATATTAAAAAGTCGGGCGTAATGCCCGACGTTTTTTAACTTGTATCCCGAGTTACCTCCAAATACGATATAAGTTTAAACGGATTAGTTCCGTTATCCGTAGTGATATAAACAGGCCCTTTGGTATCGGAATAGTTTTGTGTGGTTATGTAAACTGTGGTACTAGCATTTGGTTGTAGTGTAAATTCATTACTTTTCACAGTTGTTTTACCCGTATAATATCTCACATCCCCTGTAAATGCGCTATTTGAAAGATTTTTTAGTCTAACCCAATAATCATCCGTATTTCTTATATTTTGATAAGATTGGCTTAAAACAGCAATCGCTAAATCCCCTTCTAACGCAACACCGTCCGACGCTTCCGCATCCATCGTCCCATCGGCGTTAATCGTGACGTTTCCGCCGTTCTTCACACCGCCTATGGATGCACCGCCAATCGGAACGCTCGTAAGGTAACTGCCAGCGGGCTGGTATCCGGACAGATCCACGCTCATGGCACCAGTTGTATCTATGGTCACATTCCCTCCGCTCTTGACCCCTCCGAGGGCGGTCCCCGCGATGGGAAGGCTGTAGTTGTTGGCTCCCGCGGCGACCCCGTCCAGCTTGGTCTTGTCGGCCGCGCTCATGAGTCCGTTGGAGGATCCGGTGGCCACCCCGGGGATCGTGGGGATGGTCGGCTTGTTCGACAGGTCGTTGTAGCTGCCGGAGGTGGCTACCGCCGCAAGGCTCGCCGAGTCCGCCTTGCCCGCGATCTGCGTCGTGTGGGATGCGATGGTCTGGGCCTGCGATTCGATGTCCGTCTGCGCCTGGTCCAGGTCCCCCGCCTGCTGGGCGGTCATCAGCCCCGCCCTCTGGGCGTTGGCCGACTGGAGCGGCGTGCCGTTGATGGTGATGCCGGATGCGCCCTGTGTGATGTCCAGGTTGAATGCCGTGGAGCCGACGAGCTCCCAGCTGTTGTTGATGTAGATGTACTCGTCGCGGACGTCCGAACCGGAGCCCTCCTTGGGCACCAGGTACATCACGCCCTGCTCCCCGGTATCGGGGAGCTGGTCCACGGGGAGGTATCTCCCGTTGACCGTCGTGTCGATGAGGTTGTCGATCTCTGACTTGAGGTAGTAGTTTATCAGGTTGTTCACGGTCGCCGTCACGAAGCCGGCGTCGTTGGTGAGCCCTGAGAGCGTCGTGGGCACGGGGACGTCCACGGACTTGGCGTCGACCTGCAGAGGCGTTCCGTTGACCTTGACGGACTCGATGACGTTGACCTGCGCCCCTGCGGCGATGCCTGACAGCTTGGAGCCCTCGGCGTCGGTCATCAGCCTGGATCCGGCGACGGTGTCCACCTTCCCGCTCAGCCCGGTGCTGAGCTCGGTCTTGGTGGCGTAGGTGGCCGTGGCATGGGATGACGTCTCGAAGCCGGACACGTCGGGGATCTCCGACTTGAGGGCGTAGTCCCCCGTGGGCTGCTTGGTGGCCAGCCCCTGCTGGAGCTCGGCTGAGGTCGCATAGTCCCCTGCGGGCTGCTTGTCGTCCAGCGCCGCCTTGACGACCTTGTTCTGGACAGGGTTCTCGGACGTGTCCGAGAGGACGTCGTCCACGGTCACGCCTCCGACGAGGTCCGACGGCACCTTGCCGTCGGCTCCGAGGATGACCGCGTCACCCTGCTCCGTCGCCTGCGTCTGGGCCTTGAGTTTCCCGGCCGCGGAGACGTCCCCGTCGGTCTGGATCCCGTTACCGAAGCGGATGACTGCCATCCGGATCACCCGAGGACCCTGACGGTGTAGCTCTCGCTCGCGGTGGGAGCGGTCGAGAAGGTCACCGTGACGTTCGTCGCGTCGATGGTGAATGCCACCATGAACGGTGCACCGTCGGAATCGACGACCTGCACAATGCCCGCACGGCCGAGACCGTGGGCGAAGCTGAACTCGGTCTTGGTCCCGTCCCCTTGGATGGATCCCTCGTAGCGGTTGACGTTCCCGGTCGTCAGCGTGATGGGGACGAAGCGCTGGGAGGACGAGTCCCATGCGAGGGCCTGCCCGTTCTGGGCCTCCCCTCCGAGCACCGGTAGCATCCCCGCGGCGTTGCCCGTGGGGAGGCGTGCGAGGACGAACTGGCCCGATGCGATCTTGGACGCATCCAAGTTGGGGATGTCGGTGGCCAGCAGCGCACGGCCTGCGGTGACGAGACCGTTCTCGTCGACGGTGACGACGGGGAATGTCCCTCCTTCGATGTCGGCGTTCGCGGGCACCGCTCCGACGTCGTCGGCGGTCAGCGCGATGTCCGTGGAGAGCGCCTTGCCGTTGACCGTCCTGGTGGGCGGGACGGCGTCGACGTCCGCGGCGGTCAGCGCGATGTCCGTGGAGAGCGCCTTGCCGTTGACCGTCCTGGTCGTGGGCACCGCTCCGACATCCGATGCGGCCAGGGAGATGTTGTCCGAAAGGGCCTTGCCGTTCACGGTCCTCGTGGTGGGGACCGCGCCGACGTCCGCGGCGGTCAGCGTGACCACGCCGGACTGTCCGTTGACCGAGATGACCGAGCCGGGTCCGACGATCTGGATCCAGTTGCTCAGCACGGTGGCGGCCCCGTTCAGGAAGTAAACGCCGTTGTTCGCCGCGGTGCTGTCGGATGTGACCTTGGCGATGTCTCCCTGCTGGGCGTTCGTGAGGGTCGTCAGGTCGTTCTTGGTGCTGACCTCCCCAGCGTACTCTCCGAGGGCCAGCGGGGGGATGACGGTGTCGGGAAGCTTCCCCGAGGCGTTGAGCACGGGGACCTGCCCCTCGGCCGTTCCGACGTTGCGACTCGACGCGGACCCCAGCGTGGGCTTGTTGAGGATCTGCGCATCGCCCTCGGATGCGTTCCAATCGGGCTGGACGTTGACCTCCGCACCCTCGGCGATGCTGTTGAGCTTGGTCAGGAGAGCGGTGGTGAAGTCCTCTGTCGAGAGCTGCTTGCCCTCGACCTTGTCCACCTTGTCGTCCAGCGCCTCCAGGAGGGCGCTGGCGTTGGTCAGCGTCATCCATGCGGTGCCGTCGTAATAATGGATCAGATTGTCCGTTGTTGAGATGTAGAAAGCTCCCCTCTTGGGCGAGGCAGGGTTAGTTGCCAGGTTCTGTAGGGTCGCGTTCTGCAGCTCATGGGTCATCAAATCCAAGTCGTTTCCGTATTTTATGCTGGGCATTTCTGTCTCACCTCGAAAAGGCGCGCCCCTGGATGGGGGTGCCGAAGTATTCCACGGTCACCATGTCGCTCTCGATGACCTCGGCCGCCTGGATCACGGTCCCCGCGGTGTCCATCGTCGTGAAAGACGTGGGCCTTCCGAGGCCGTGCTGGATCCTCCACTCGGCGAGCGGCTGCGCCGAGTCGTAGATGTATTGTGATGATGTCGCGCCGGTCCCCATCCCGCTGGAGACCAGAACGCAGATGGAGTTGGATGCGGGCGGCGTCGAGAAGGTCAGCCTGAGCTTGGACGCATCCACCGCGGTCGCATGGACCTGGATGTACTCCGGAGCCTCCCCGGAGAGGTCCTGGACCTGCCAGAAGGGGTGCGTGGTCCCGAGGTTGTGCTGGACGTCGTAGACAGTGCTGGCGCCGTCCCCGATGTACCTGATGACGAGCTCGCCGGGCGTGGTGCTCTCGGCGGGGAGCCCCTGGGGTCCCTGTTCGCCCTGGTCCCCCTTGTCCCCCTTGTCACCTTTGTCTCCCTTCTCTCCCTGGGGTCCCTGTTCGCCTTGGTCCCCCTTGTCACCTTTGTCTCCTTTCTCCCCCTGGATACCCTGCTCTCCCTGCTCCCCCTGGATACCCTGGGGGCCTGGAGGGCCCTGGATTCCCTGGGACCCGGACATGTCGCCCTGGTAGACGTACCCCGAGTCGGTCTTGATGTAGAAGGTCGCGTTGTCGGGATCCTCGACGTTGGAGGCGATGGTGACGTATCCCCCGATCGGGACGCCGTCGGTTGCGTACGCCTCGTTCATCTCCAGAACCGAGGAGTAGACGGCATCGAAATGGAAGCCCTCCCCCATGGGGCCCTGGATACCCTGGATACCCTGGGGTCCTTGCTCCCCCTTATCTCCCTTGTCCCCCTTGTCGCCCTTCTCCCCCTTCTCGCCCTGGATGCCCTGCTCCCCTTGGATACCCTGGGGGCCGGTCAGCGGAGGGGACGGATGTGGGCCCTCGGCGTCGGTCACGACGAGGACGTCGCCATCCCACTCCACGGTGGGGGAGAGCCCGTCGACGGCCACGGAGGACCACCATTCGGAATCGTCCGACGGGACGTTTCCGACGTTGTCGTCCTTGGACGACTGCCAGAGCGATCCGTCGTAGACGGCGAAGGATCCGGACTGGTACGTCCACTCGCGGACCCAATCCCAGGAGTCTGTGCGGAGCATCAGCATGTCGCCGTATGCCGCGATGTAATCCCCGTCGGGGTCGTCGACGTAGTCGACCTGGAGGATCGTCTGCCTGGATGTGCGCACGACCCTGTTGGGCCAGACGATGTGCAGCCTGATCGGGAGGGTCCCGCCGGTGCATGCGCTGAGCGTCTGTCTCGAGAGGATCGTCTCAAAGTCCGAGTTGAACCGTCCCTTGGCGGGATAGCGACGTCCGCCGTTGTAGATGGTCACGCCGTAGAGAAGCTCCAGGACCGCTCCCGTCAGGTCCAGCCCCTCCGGAGGGGTGAGCTTGAAGGTGACGTCGCAGTCGTCGATGCTCGTCCCGGCTCCCTCGGAGTCCGCCGTCAGGAGGTTGCTCTTCGGGTCATAGGTCAGAGTGATGATCCTCATCACTGCGTTCAGTGACGGGATGCGTTATAAACGAGGGTCGGCCCGACGAACAGCGCCGCGGACCCGGGCCGACCATGCACGGAACGTCTGAATGGTCCGCGACAGGAGGATTAGCCATCCTGGAATGTCATCGGGAGGAGCGTTTATAAACGAGGGTCGGGGTGAGGTACTAAATTCTTAGACGTCCTCCATGAGCTCATGGGATTCATTGAGGACCTTGCAGCGCTGACCGCAACCATCCGCCAGAGGGTCGCGGTCGTCAAAACGGAGGAGGCGACCAAGATGTCGCTGATCGTGCCGATGCTCCAGACATGGGGATACGACCCGTTCAATCCCCTGGAGGTCACGCCGGAGTACACCGCCGACGTCGGGACCAAGCAGAAGGAGAAGGTGGACTACGCGATCATGAGGGACGGAGAGCCCATCATCCTGGTCGAGTGCAAGCCCGCGGGTATGCCCCTGGACAAACACGGCTCACAGCTCTTCCGCTACTTCTCGGTGTGCCCCGCGAAGATCGGGATCCTGACCAACGGAGTCGAATATCGCTTCTTCTCCGACACCGAGCACGAGAACAAGATGGACCTCGTGCCATTCCTGACCGTCAACCTGCTGGACCTCAAGCCGGGGCAGGATGCCCAGCTGGCGAAGTTCTGCAGGGAGGAGTTCGACATGGAGGCCCTGATGCCGTCCATCGAGCTCCTGGCCCTGAGGAGGCAGATCCAGGACGCCATCGCCAGGGCGTTCGACGACCCCCCGGAGGAGCTCGTCAAGTACTTCGTCAGGCAGGTCTACGACGGGAGCATGACCGGCAAGGTCATGGAGAGGTACACCCCGCTGGTCAAGGAGGGCCTGAGGACGTACTTCAACGACCGCATCAACGCCCGCCTGCAGAACGCCATCAGCGAGGAGGCCCCCGAGGACGCCCAGGTGTCCGAGGACGGCATAGAGACCACCGAGGACGAGATGAATGGGCTCCGCATCGTGCAGGCCATCGCCTCCGAGCTCGTGGACCCGTCCAGGCTGGTGCCCAGGGACAACAAGTCCTACTACAACATCCTCCTTGATGACACGATCCGCCAGCAGGTGTGCAGGCTCTACCTCAACACCTCCAACTGGTACATCGGGACCTATGAGGAGAAGCAGGAGAATAGGCAGCCCCTTGAGAAGCTGACGGACATCTACAAACACCGCGAGCAGATTCTCGCGGCGATCAGGAGGTACGAAGGGGATGGACAATAAGACGATAGCGATCTGCGTCATCGCCCTCGTGGCGATCGTCGGCGTGGCCCTCGCCGTGGGCCTGTCGGGGAATGAAGGAGGGGACGGCCCGGAGAAGGTCAGACAGGACTATCATCTGGAGCTTACAGAGTATGCTGACGGATATGGCTTGGAGATAACCCTCACAGGCCAGTCCTGGGGCGTGGTGGAGCTATACCTCGGCGACGACCCTCTGCTGGATGGAAAGGGCAATCCCATCTACCGCGAATGGTCCGAGGGAGAGCGTGTACGCATAGGATATGGGCTGTACTATCCTGATGGATACGACTTCGAAAGGATCCAGAGCGACCTCCGCCTCGAGTTCTCCGTCAACATCGAGCCGAACCCGATTTAAGGACAGTCGATGTCCACGCTCAGCGTCTGCCCGTAATAGTAATCCGGGCGGATGCTGGGCCTTATTTCCAACCTCCCATTAGTTCCGATCCGGACGGCGACAATGTCGTACATCGCATCGCTCTCCGCATGCCCATCCCCATCCGCAGGGGCGATGGCATGGATCAGATGGCGGCCGTTCGGCAGGATGAACACCGACACGGACGAGAACTCGAAATCATCTCCAGAGCTTCTATAGCTTCTATAACCTCTAACGGTCACCCCGGTCCCGTCCCCGATGTTCTGGTCCACATCCGTCCTTATCCGGACATACTGCGAGTTGAACAGCGTCGTGGAGTTGGCTCCGGTGGCCACGTCCGCCGATGTGATGGCCAGCGCCGTGGTGTCTGAGATCCCCGAAGAGTAGACCATCGAGTAGTTCGAAAGCGTGACCGTGGTCGTGCACGCATTGTAATCCAACTTGACCTGCCTGACCCTCGCATGGTAGTCCGCGATGCCGTTCCTGCTGTCCGTCACACGCACGGGCACGCCCGAGCCCGCATACGGGCCCGTGAGGTCGAAGAGGTCCGTCCTTATGCCTGGGAGGACCATGGAGCCCTCCCACTCGTCCAGCTCGTTCTCCGCCAGCTCCGCCCAGGCGGCGTTGCCCGCGTCGCCCATGCTGGCGATGCTGCTGCCGGCCACCACGGTCTCCACCAGCACGCCGTACCTCGCCTCGGTGGAGTCCACGTCCTCCACGGCGATCTGCAGGGGGACGCTGTCCGTGCTCCCCTGCGAGGAGATCGTGCCCCTGAGCGTCGCCAGGGAGGGACGGTTCTTGAGCGTCATGCTCGGACTGAACGATGCGAATGCTATGCGGGTCGCGGTCCCCGACGGGGAGTCCCTGCCGTAATGCAGGATGGCCAGGGGCGTGTCATCCCTCATGTACCTCGCCCCGATGGCGAGGACGGGCGTGGTGAAGCCCCTGCAGAGGTACGCACGCATGCGCCCCCCGTCCGATGCGATGTCCGCGAGTTTCTGGAGGTAGTCCTGGGCGTACCCCCCTCCGGTCCTGAAGATGGCGACCCTGGTGTCCGAGGACGGGAGAGCGGACAGGTTGGACAGCGGCATGATGCCGAGGGCCCACGAGATGCCCTCCATGACGTCGATGGTGCTCTGGTCCCCCGACATGACGTAGGGCACCAGGACACGGTGGGCGGAGGGCGTCCACAGGGTCGTGTCGCTCAGGTCCTCGTCCCCGATGCTGGTGGGGACGAAGCGGTCCTCGCTGATGCTCCCCTCGGCCTCTGCGCGTGTGTAGAAGGAGATCGTGGAGCCCACGTCCCTGGAGACCGTCGCCCATCTGCGGTCGGACCCGGGGCCGTACCAGTAGCTGTACGTGCATCTTCCGGAGGATGAGGCGTTCGTGAGCGTCCTGATCGTCAGGTCCCCGCCCAGGGATGTGGTCGCGTACACGGTGATGCGGACGGTCCCGCTGACCTGGACCATGCCGAAGTCCAGCGTCAGGTCGAAGTCGCCGTTGATGTTGGATACCGTCGAGGACGCCTCCCCCCTGTCCCCGGACGAGCTCTCGACAGTGGCCTCGAAGCCGATGGTCGCTCCGGGTCCGAACTCGGCGAGGTGCATGTCGATGGTCACGGATCCGATGTAGTCGAGGCTGTCCGAGGGGAAGGTCCACTCGAAGAGGGGTTCGCCAGGTGCGCCGAGGTTGGCCCCGTCCCACTGCGCCGTCCCGTCGTATGTCCTGGAGGACAGGACGGTCCAGAAGATCGCGCCGTCGGGCGTCGCGCCGTCGGGGAGCTCCGACAGGTCGGCGTAGAGCTCGGTGTCGTGCCCCGCGGACACCAGCATCGAATCGCGGGAGCCCGCGTCGCCGTAGTAGTTCCTCCTGAGGGTGGTGCCCTGCTTCCCGAGGAAGGTTATCCGGTCCCCGATCTCGATGGACAGGTTCTCCGCGTCGGGCGAGATGGTGGTGATGAAGCCGTCCATCAGGTATGTCAGGGTGCCGTCGCTCCGGATGTCGTCGATCCTGACGTACATCCCCGGCCTGATGGGTCCGTCGCTCCCGGAGCTCCACAGCCCGCAGTCCTCCGACAGGAGGTTGGATGCAGGGTCGTCGATATTGTTGCATAGGATCATCGACGCCGAGCCGGGGCGGTTCTCGGCCAGGTTCACGACCGGCTCGCCGCCCTCCTGCTGCAGGAAAGTGACGTCGATGTACTCGTCCAGGGCGCGGTAGATCCTGACCGCCGCATGGGGCAGGTACTCGGTGGAGTATGCGCGTGTGTCGGCCCTCCAGCGGGCCGTCCACGTGTCGATGGCCGTCTGCTCCGAGCCCATCTCCCCGCGGTTGCCCTGGGACCCCGTCCAGTGGGACAGGATGTAGCCGGGGTTGTCCACGACGGACCAGTCCGGGAGCCTGTAGGAGCCGTCAGGGGCCTCAATGATCTCCCTGTACCTCCCGGACGGGAATATCCCGCCGTTGGCGTCCAGGACGATGCTGACGCCCGTGTCGGGGACCTGCGCGCCGTCGACGACGGTGACGGTGTAGTAGACGTCCCACAAGAGGGCGTCGCTGATCCTGAATGTCCCGGAGGACCCGATGGTCGCGGGGGTGCCTGACAGCACGACCGACCCGGACGGGACGGTCGCGCCCTGCGTCCCCGACACGTCGGTCCCGCCGACGAGGAGCTGCAGGCCGTCGATGGAGTATCCGAGGGCCCCCACGTCCATGGGGAAGTGCCTCGAGGGGTTCGGGTCCGCATCGGCGAAGACGGGCAGGTCCATCTCGCACGCCTCGCCCTGCTTCAGCTCGATGGAGACCTCGACACGTCCATTGTCGTTGGTGGCCATGGCGGAGTATCCCTCGCCCTCGGGGAACCATGCCGCATAGAGGGTCTTGGTGACGTCCTCGCCCTCGACCGTGATGGTCATGCCGATTCCGGCGTAATACTTGGTCCCGTCGTCCCTGTCCTCCCAGAAGCAGAAGATCAGGCCGTCGGAGGCAGGCGTCTGGTCGGGGACCACGAAGTCCCATTCGTCCGAGGTGTACTCCTGGACGATGTCCTCCGGGACGGGGGACGTCAGGGTGTGTCCGTCGGGCAGGTTGGCGTCGAAATGGAGGGTCTTGGTCCACTGGCCCGCCGCGACGACCTTGATTTGGACCATGACGGTCTCGGGTAGGGTCGCGCCCTGCTCCTCGGCGTAGATGACCACGTCCCGCATCTCCGTGGCGGTGCACGGGTCGTGGATGCTGGTCAGGATGACGTCCGACTGGTCCTCCGGCAGGATGGTGGTCTCGCCCTGGAGGTCCACCCCCGCCGGGAGGGACACCGTGTAGCGTCCGCCATGGAGGCGGTATCCGTACAGCTCCCCGATGATGGACGGCCAGGTGGACTCGTTCAGGACGTACGTCAGGGTCATGGTGCGGTCGTGGGGCCACTCGTCGGCCACGGTGAAGGTGCGTGTGGCCTCCATCCCCGTCTCCGAGGTCACGGCGTGGACGGTGAAGTCCCCTGCGGACACTCCGAGAACCTGGATGCGGTCGCTCTGCTGGGCGACGATCTGGACGTGCTCCGACCCGGATGTGATCTCGATGGTCACGTCCTCGTCGTTCTCCCCGCGGACGTCGATCCACTCGGTCTGGTCGATGTAGATCTTGTAGCTCCCTCCGAGGGTGATGCCCGTAGATGGGATGTAGTCGACGATCTCGAAGGCGAGATCCTCGTAGTAGCCCTCCTCGTCGACGGACTGGACCCTGACCGTCGCCGTCCCCGCGGACACGCCCAGGACCTCGAAGCTGCACCCCATGTCCGAAAGCTCGTAGTTCTGGATCTGGATGTAGCCCGATCCGGAGATGGCCGTCGCCGTGAGTCCGCGGTTGTCCGCGTCCGAGGGGTAGGCGAAAGCGTAGATCCTGCCCGAGCTCTCCCCGGGCTTGAAGGTGGTCTCGAAGGAGTACGGGAATGTTATGTCATTGACGTAGGTGGGCGCAGGCGTGACGATGACAGGCACCCTCGCCTCGACCCCTCCGCTCGCGGATGTGAAGCGGATGTAACCGCGGTCCGAACTCCCCGTGAAGGCCCTGAGACCCGTGACCGTGACCGTGATGACGTTGCCGGAGATCTCCGAGTCCACGCTGAAATAGGTCCTTCCGCTGAGATCGTAGGCGCTCGTGTTGAATGTGACATACTCCTCGTTGCCGTCCTCGGGCAGGAAGGTGGCCACGACCGTCGCCGTGTCCCCCATGGCCACGTTGACCGTCGAGGGGTTGACGTCGATCGACGTATAGGGGATCAGGGGATCCTCGGAGACGATGGTGATCGTGTCGTAGACTGCGCTGTCCGCCGTGGACGTCACCCTCAGCACAGTCGTTCCCGCTGCTGTGAAGCGCAGGGTCGCCGTGGATGCGGTCGCCGACGACGTCAGCGTGGCCACACCGCCGGAGACGGTCCAGCGCACGCCCCTGAGCGTCGTGCCGGATGGATACCAGTTGAGAGTGTAAGTCTCGAGGTCCCCCGTCTCCACGGTCGTCCTGCCGTAGATCGTGATGCTCTGCGGGGGGATGTCGATGGGCTCCACGTCGATGGTCAGGATACCGGTCCTGACGCTCGAGTTGCTGCGGAGATAGAAGCGGGTGGTGTACGTCCCGCCGTCGTGGTCGTCGGGCGTTATCAGGTTGACCCTGATGCGCCCGTTGGACACCTTCTGGAATGAGAAGGACAGATTGTTGCTGGACCCGAGGGTGGACGAGATGGACGTATCCGTGGCGTTGGTCGGGGTGTAGGAGATGTAAGCGTACCCCGTGGTCCCCGCGGTCACGGTGACGCGCGTCTGCTCCAGGGACATGCGGGAGATTGGGATCTCGGTCGGCTCGGGAGTGCTGTCGATGATAGTGACCGTCAGGGTGTCCGAATCGCCTTTTCCGTTGCTGTAGCTGATGGTGAACCGGCCGGTGTCCCCGGTGAAGTCGTCGATGTAGAATGTGCCGCCGTCGTAACCCCACGAGTTGATCAGGTCATCCCCGGATGTGATGTTCCAATCGGCCGAGTCCGAGTCCCCGCCGACGGTCCACTCCGCCGATGATGTGGTGTATAGGTCGATGGTCGTGGGCCCCTGGATCCCGTTGAAGGTCCCGCCGCCTCCTCCGCTTCCCGATACCGTGACGGTGACGGTGACGACCTCGTTGGTGTTGCCCCATACATCGCGTACGCGGTATTGCAGATAGTACGTCCCCGCCGACGGGGCTGTTCCTGAGATGGCGAAGGCGTAGTTGTTGTTCGGATAGGAGTCGCCCGTCACCCAGGAGGGCACGGACACGTCCTCGACGACGTTGATGAAGAAGTCCGTCGTGATGATGATCTCGTCGTCGAAGGACTGCCCCGCGGACAGGCTGAGGTTGTGGACTGTGACGGTCATCTCATGCCTCCCTCACGCTCATGGTGAAGCTGATCCACGCGCGGGACTGCTCGCTGGGCGTTACGGCCGTCACGATGCCCGTCCTGACGTCCACGCCGTTGGACACGGTGACCTCCGCGTCGGAGAGGGCGTCGAAAGCCTCCTGTCCCGTCGCGGTCCACGGGACCCTGCCCGTGATGGTCGTGACGGCGTTGTCGGCCCCCTTGCGGAACGTGACGCCGAGGCCCACGCCCCCGGACACGCTGACATGCGTGGTGATGGGCGCGCGCGTCCACGGGGTCATCGAGACCCAGATGATGGGGCTTGTGGATGCCCCGCCCCTCGTGACGGTGATGCGTGTCACAGCGCACCACCTCCGACGATCTGGTAGATCTCCGACGTCGCCGTCGCCGGCGTGGTGTCGGTGACGTTGATCGTCGTGGAGTTGTTGGTGGTCGAGCTCGACGTCATCAGGAGGGCGCCTGCGACACCTGCGGCGGCTCCGAGACCCGCTCCCACCGCGATGATGCCCGTGGGACTGCTGAGGGCTGTCCTGAGCGATGCGAGGACCGCTCCCACGGCCTCGGTGGCGTTGAGGGTCGTCATGACGGCCTGGAGGGCCCTGAGCGACGTCACGGCCCCGGCCATGACGCTGAACGCGGCGTTGACCTTCTGGAGGTCCGCGGCGGTCTCGTCGCTGACGATGCCGAGCCCGATGATCCCGCCCGTGACCGCGCTCACGCCCTCGCGGATGCCCATGAGGGTGGTCAGCTGGGCTACGAGGTCCAGCTGCTCCGCCTGGCGCTTCATCTCGTCCAGCTCGCTCTTGATGGAGTCGGACGACGCCCTCGTCTGCGTCTCGGCCACCCGGATGCGGTCCACCGTCTCGCCCACGGTCGTCTGGAGGCTCTCCTGCGAGCTCTCCAGCTGCCTGACGTGCACGTCCGCCTCCTGGGTGGACTGCGACGCCTGCTTGGCCGCCGCGGTCACGTCGTTGGACAGTTTGAAGACGTATTCGATGGTCTTCTGGAGGTCGGTCATGCCAGCACCCCCACGGTCATGGCGGTGGCCAGGGACTCCGACGGATCGGAGAGGTTGGCCTTCAATTGATAGTTCCTGGTGACCCCGTATGCGAACGCGGCGGTCGCCGCTCCCACGGCCAGGGCTGCGGCGAGCCATGGCCATGTGACGGGGTTGACCGCCCTCGTGGTGGCCAGCGCCGCGACCTGGACGGCCTCGACGGCGTTGTACGCCGACCTCAGCGAGGCCAGCACGCTGATGATGCTTGCTGTGCCCGCGAAGACGTCCAATGCGTCCGCGAGGGTCTGCGTGGTCGTTCCCAGGTCCTCCGCGCCCATGCCCGAGACCCCGGAGGCGACGTTGGCGACGCCCTCCTGCCACATCCCGGACACGTCCCCGATGACGTCGAATCCGACCATGTCAGCGCCTCCCCTGGAGACGCTTGGCCATCTCCTCGGTCCTGCGGTTCTCCTTGTTTATCCTGTCGACCCAAAAGGCGGCCTGCGAGACCGTGAGCATGTCGAGCATCTCCTGGTCCATCCTGACCAGCCCGTTGGCCCTCTCGATCTCCAGCGCCGTCGCGTCCACCCTCTCCGGGGGGATGGGCCTGGACAGGTCCCTGATGGCCAGGGACAGCTGGATGCGCTCCGCGTCCGTCAGGGAGTCGTAGAGCTCCTCCACGTCCTCCATGGTCCCCATGGCGGGGGCCACGATGACGCCCATGGCCGACATGTCCGTGACCTGGAGCTGGGCGGCGATCTCCTCCATCCTGCGCCTCGCGTCGGGGTCGACGTCCTCCTCGGGGATGCCCTCGAAATATGGCAGGAGCATGACCGCCTCCCTCTCCAGCTCCGCCCTCCTGGGGTAGAGCTTGGCCTGGACCGCGTCGATGATCCTGCGGAGGCGCAGGGGCATCGGGCGCAGGATGACGAGGCCCTTGGATGTCCGGAGGATGAAGCGGACCAGATGCTCCCTGCGGAGCTCCGCGATGGGGACCGTGCCCTTGAGGGGGTCCTCCACCGCATCCCCGGTCACGAGGTCGCGGAAATCCCACGACTCCATCTCACACCACCGTCAGGTCCAGCGCCGTGACGCTGATCGTCTCGTCGTACTGCCCCTGCGACCTGTCGGGCCCTGCGAGCCCGAGGGTGCATCCCGTGAGTGTGAGGACCTTGCCGTCGATGGTTATGCGGAAGGTCATGCCCTTGGTCAGGGCCATCCTCAGGGCGTCCCATGTGGAGTCCTTGGATGTGATGGTCAGGTCCAGGGTGATGGTGCAATCCTGGGCCGCTGAGCCCCCTCCCGCGTCGAGGCCGTAGCCCGTGCCGTCCTCCGATGACACCCCGGGATCCGAGACCAGATTATTGGAGATGCTCAGGGAGAAGGTCTTGGCGGGGATCTTCGAGAAGTCCGAGCCGTTTGTGCTGTACTCCCAGAGGCCGTTGTATGTTATTGGCGCCCCCGAGGGGATGGCCACCGTGTCCATCGTGAGCTCGGTCCCGTCGCTGTCCTCGAAGGGTGTCATGGTGTGCCACCTGGCGACCGTCGTGACCGAGAACTCGACCTTGGCGCCGATGCTGGCGGCGCTCATGCCGAAGCTGTTTACCATGCACCCGGTCCACAGGTGCACCGTCTGGGGGTCCACACGGACGGCCGTGTCGAAGGACGGGATCTCCCTCTGGACGCCCGTGAGCGCTCCCACGGCCCTGGTGATCCAGTCCTCCCAACCCTGTCCCCTGACATGGTTGAATGTCGCGCTGTAACCGGCGGAGATGCTGGTCACGATGGTGTCCGCGTCCACCCTCGAGCCGCACTGCGCGACCCCCTCGGTGGTCGCCTCGCCGGAGTCCGAGAGCGTCAGCGTGGTGCCGGCGTACTCGCTCGCCCCCGTCCCGATGACGCCGTATTCTGTCTCGCTGCGGACCGTCAGCCCGCACAGGTCCCCTTTAGTCCTTACCATCAGTAGTCCTCCATGAAGTAGCGGGTCAGCTCGACCCCGAAGAGATAATCGTAGAATTGCCCGTCCTGGACCTCGTAGGGCGCCGAGTCGGGCATTATGAGCTCGTAGAACGTGCCGTCGATGGTTTTGTCCATGATGAGGCGGAGGTCGCGGTACAGCGCCATGGCCTTCTCGTGGGCCCTGCGCTTCCCGATCTCCCCGCCGCCCTCCCCGCGGATCTGGATGTTCACGTACACGACGTCGTCCCCGTTGAGGACGTCCGGCATGGGCGCGGTGTTGCGCTGCTCCACGAGGATGCCGTGGGTCGGCCTCCTGAGCGCGAGGAGCTGTGGGTCGTATATGCCCCTGCCCACCTGGCCGTAGCCGAGCTCGGCGATCAGGGCCATCATGTCGGAGGTGACGGACGAGCTCATGCCAGCCCCCTCCTGCGGAGCTCCGCGTCGATGCGGAGGCCCAGCTGTCTCAGGATCTTGTCCTGGAGGTCCTCATAGGGTTTGTCCAGGTAGCGGTTCCCGGTCCTCGCGGCGCTCCATCCCGTGCGCTTCCCGGGGGTCCAGTATTCCCCCTCCGCGGGCTTGACGGCCTCGTGCATCCTGGCGGCATAAGGGACCGAGGACGACAGCACGAGCTCGATGGCCCCGGCCCTCCTGCGGACCTGCAGGCTCTCGTCGCTCGCCCCCTTGGGGAGGATGGAGTTGGCCAGGCGTTCCATGCCGTACTCGTTTATGCGGTCGATGGAGCGCTGGCGCCTGTCGATGTCCGTGGTGCCCTCGACGCCCCTCATCATCATGCTCTCCCAATTGCTCCTAAGGGATGCCTTCCATGTCGAGGGGTCGTCCTGCGAGCCCTTGCTCGTGATCCTCAGCGTGACGTTCCGGTACTGCGATGCGTACCTCCCGCGGTCGGACTTGGGGGTGCGCCTCCAGACTTCTCCGAAGTAGCCCGTGCGAAGAAGGGCCTCGCGCATGGCCTTCTCCATGACGCTGTCCCACTCGTCGGCCAGCCTGGAGAGGGCGGAGGCCAGCTCGCCCAGGTCTTTGACGTAGACCCTGCTGACGCTCATATGTTGGGCCTCGTCTCTGTGTAGACCGAGGACATGACCGCATCGGTCAGGGGGTCCTCGTCCCTGCGCTCGTAACGGTTCTTGACCATCATCAGCAGGGCGTTCTTCACCAGCGGGGGCACGTGCGCCCCTGTGCGGTATCTCACGGTGATCCCGATGGGCACCGGCCTGGGGTCGATCCCCGAGAGGGATGCCCTGAGGTCCACCGTCAGCCTCCCGTCGAAGGTGAACCAGTACGCGGCGGGCACCTCCACGTCCACGCCCTCCCTGGTGGACAGCGTCACGTCGTCCACCGAGAGGACGGGGCCCTTGAGCTCCATGGTCATCGTGGAGGGGAGGCACCAGGTGCACAGCGCCTGGCTGACCGTCATCTCCCTCTCTGCGAGGTGGTAGGGCAGGACCGACTCGAGGCGATCCCTGCAGAAGCTTATGGCATCGGTGAGAAGGGCGTCCACGGTCTCGTCTGTCGAGTCCATGGAGAGGTAAGAGCGAACATCGGGAAGGTCGATGGGCTCCGCGATCGGGATTGAATCCATGCGGACGGATGCTTTTCGCGCGCTTATAAACGAGGGTCGGGGGCTGAGCCCCCTGGGTTTGAAGCAGATGCCTGTGATCTCACTCGGGCCCGGTCATCCTGGCCTCGCCGAGGATCACGACCGCGGTGGCGTTGGTGCCGGTGGCCTCGACGTACCTGCAGGGCCCTATGTAGGATGCGAACTGGATGTCGCCGTCCCCTCCGGAGAGGGTCACGGGGTCGCCTGTGGTCGGGTCGATGAGATCGGACTCGGGGCATGCGGCGAGGCTGCCGGATGTGTCTCCGACGGTGACCGCGACGGATGCGGATGCGGCGGTGCCCAGCATCATGATGGTCACGGTTCCGAAGCCGTTGGTGTCCGCCTCGGTGCCGTCCTCGACGCCCTTGATTCCTCCGGGGATCGCTGTGCGTGCCATGCTTACGCCCCCACCTTGATTCCGACGACGCTCTCGGGCATGACCATCTGGCCTCCCACCCTTGTCCTGAACCTGGTGATGACCATGTTGTCATCGGCTCCGGTGTAAGGGTCGCGCTGGTACTGCAGACCGAGCCTCTGGACGATCTTGTAAGCGTTCCTGTGGTCCCCGAAAGTGGCGATGATGTTGCCTGCGGCGACCGCCGGGGCGTTGATGAAAGTCACGGGGTATCCGAGGATCCTCGCGGGGATCGACTCGCTCATGGGCATGTTGACGTAGGTCGAGTCCTTGCCGAACTCCTTGACGAACTGGATGAATGTCGCCATGGACATGGTCCACCTCGCGTTGCGGAGCGCGTCGTTGGGCACGGAGGCCAGGGCTTCGTAAAGACAGTCGACGGTCACGGCGGAGGCCGCGCCAGTGTTGATGGTCTCGAGCCTCGGGTCGGCGTACAGTCCGAGGGGCTTGTTGTGACCGTCCCCGGACACGAAGGCGTCCCCGATGTCCCTGTCGATGGCGTTCGATGCGGCGTTGGTGAGGTAATCCTCGATTCCGATGAGGTTGGAGTCCTCCAGCAAGGTGTTGGAGATGCTCGTCTTGACGACGTACTCGTTGACCGGGATCTGTGCGATGCCGATCTTTGCATCGGAGGGGTCGGGCCTCTTCTGGGTCTCGCCCACCCACGTTCCCTGCGGAGGGGACACCTCGTAGGGCAGCATGGCGATGTTGCCGTTGACGGTGATGACCTCGCAGATCTGCCTCATGGGGGACAGGTTATACATCCTCTCGATGACCCTGGCCTGGAAGTCGGGCAGGGCGAAGTAACCGCCGTTGGGCGGGTTGCTCACGGTCGCCGACTTGATCCCGTTCTGGTCGTACTGGATCTCGGGAGCGTTCCCGGTCCTGAGGTAGCCGATCATGGCCTTGGTGCCGTCGGACACCTGCATGCCCTTGGACGCGGGCTCCATGTGGAGCTGGCTCGCCCTCTGGAGCTCGGCGACGGCGTCGGTTAGCCTCTTGTATTCGGATTCCTGGGCCTGCTTCATGCTCTTGAAATCGGACACGAGGCCCTCGATGCCCGTTTTCAGGTCGTTTGCGACCTGTATCACTTCTGTCGACATTTCATGCCTCCATCAGATTGCGGAGCTCGATCAGCGCCTGGCCCACCTCGCGGAAGACCTTGGCGACCTCACTCTCGGACTGCTCCGTGTCCGTGCTCTCAGGCTGTGCGGGAGGCTCGTCAGGTGTGCCCTGAGGCTCCTCCTTCTCGGGCGGTTCCGGGGGGTCCTGGGCCGGTGCATCCCTGCTCGGCTCCGGGTCCACGGGGGCGCCCCCATCGCCCTCCCCGTCCATCTGGTCCAGCTCGGCGAGGGCCTGCGCCCTCTCCTCGTCGGACATCTTGGTCAGGAAGGCGCATTTGGCGAAACGGCTCATGCGTGCATGCCTCCTCGATTTGGCCTCGGCCCTGGCCTGGGGATTCATGGGGAATGTCACGAGGGACCCCTCCATCAGGTCGACGTCCAGAAGATGACGGACGCCGTCCCTGTCGTAGGAGTAATCCCTGGCGTTGTAGCCGATGCTCAGCCCGTCGATGTCCCCATGCTTGAGAAGGGAGTAACCGGCGCGGCCGTGCTCGGTGTCCAGATTGAACTCGCCCTTGATCCTCAGGCTCCCCTCTGTGCTGACCACGTCGAAGGACCCGATGGGGTCGTCCTGGCGATGCTGCCACAGGAGGGGGCGGTGGGAACCCTGCTCGGCGACGCTCCGGTTGAAGCATCCCGCCTCGCAGATGTCCCCGCCGAGGTCGATGTTGCCGTATGTCGAGAGGTCGCCCTCGAACGGCCCGCGGGAAGAATGCTGCGGGTCGGCGGGGAGCGCCTTGATCTGGGCGCAGACACGGCCTTTAACCTCGACCATGTCATGTCTTAATTGGCGGGGCGATTATAAACGAGGGTCGAAATTCACTCGTACTCGGCCAGCCTGGGGAAGCTCTTGCAGTGGCAGTTCATGTAGTTCTCGGGCCCGGCGCCGTGGGCGCGGTCCCCAGGGTACATCATCCTGTCGGTCCCTCCGAGGCGGTTCGGGACCAGATAGAGGTCGTCGAACGGGATCGTGACATCCGCCATCCTGCGGTGCGTGTCCCTCACGTTGGTGCGCCCCGAGGTCATCCACGTCTTGACCATGGCCTCCCCGTCGGCGGCCTCCTCGGAAGCCTGGGCGATGGACTCGTTGACGGCGGAGTTGGTCTCGGTGATGGCGATCCTGCGGGCGCGTGCGGTGTCGAAGACGCCCGAGTCCTCCAGGCGGTGCATGAAGTCGACGGCGTCGTAACGCGATGTCGCCGTCCCCGTGCCGAGGATCACGCCGTTGGGCCCCAGGAGCCTTGCGACCTGCTGGTCCAGCCTCTCGGCCGACCCCTCGAGGGTCTGCTGCCTGAGGGCCTGCAGGATGCGGACCGTCGACGACGACATGGCCGAGACGTTGAGCCTCAGCTGGTCCTCGATCCACCGGAGGATCCTCTGCTGCTCCAGCGTGAGCTCAGCCTTGGCCTCCATCCTGCGGATTCCCTTGAGCGTGTCGTCGGGGATCACCATGGACGCGGCCGAGGGGTAGATCTGGAGGTACATGCGCCTGAGGACGTCGATCTGCGTCGACTCGGACCTCCTGACGATGACCTCGATCTCGGCGTCGTCGGGCAGGTGGTCCAGGGCCTCGAAGTCCCTCCGCATGGATGCGAGGATCCTCGAGTAGTGCCATTGGAGCCACCTCTCGTAACGGTTCTGCAGGACCTCGGCGGCGTACTGCTGGGCCAGGAGCTCCCTTGCCGTGGGCCTGCGCGTCAGGGACGCCTTGACGCCCTCGACGGGGGGCGTCCAGTCAGAGAAGGGACCGGAGGGGGTCATCTGCCTGCGTCTCCGTGGCATCGTCCGCGAGCCTCCTCAGCGGGTCGGTGCCTGCGAGCTCGTCCAGCGGGTCCACCGTCGGATACAGGGCGCCCGGGGGCGATGCGACCTCCTCGAGGGGCACGTTGCCCATGCCCGTCAGGATCACGTCGCCGTTGGGCACCGGCTCGAAGCCGAGGCGCTGGCGCTTCTCATTGACGGTCAGGAAGGTGGAGGACTGGAGGGCGGTCATCATGGCCGCCTCGTCGCCCCTCATGCCGTCGATCTGCGATGCGTCGAAGCCTATGCGGGCGACTCCGGGATAGTGACTGCAGACGCGGGCCGAGATGGCCCCGAAGAGACGGTTGGCGTAAGGGACAACCGTGTGGAGGGCGAACTCGCGGTTAGCTTCCTGCGCGTTGCTGTAGGTCTTGTTGGCCGAGTCGCCGACGAGCTCGGGCGGGACCCCGAGGGCGATGGCGATCTCCCTCCCGGATGTGGTCACGCCCTGGCTGTAATCCATGTCCCTGGCGTTGAATCCCGCCGATGCGACGGTCTTGCCGCCGTCAAGAAGCATCGTGCTCCCGGCGTTGCCCACTCCGGAATGGCCTGCGCGGAGACGGGACATGAAATCGCGGAACTGGTTTGCGGTCATGGTGTTGGGGTCCAGGATGACCAGCGAGGGTTTGGCGCCGTTGTCCATCAGGGACTGGTTCCATTGGCGTGCGGAGGTCTGCTGCCTGATGGACCTCCCCGCGGGCCTGAGCGGGGAGATGCCGTAGACGCCGTCCCTGTCGAGCTTGCGGTGGGCGTGGATCATGCGCTCGGGCTCCACCCTGAGGGCTCCCGTGCCCGTGGTGACCTCCCACATCCTGACCGGGTGCATGATGTCCCCGGTGGTCTCCGCGGTCACCCTGTCGGGGGATGCTGGCCACAGCTCCTCGACCCCGCGGATCGTGAAGATCCCGACGGTGAAGGAGTTGCCGTTCAGAACGAGGTCGGCGACGGACTCGAAGCTGTAAGATTCCCATGAGTCCAGAGGGTTGGGCCTGCTCAGGAGCGCCTTGAGGCGGCGGTCCTGGACCTCGTTGCCCTCCTCGTCGAAGAGGATGGGCTCCAGGGACGAGACCGTGTCGGCGATCAGGTCCACGCATCTGGCGACGTAAGGGTTGTCGGAGTACCCCTCGGCGATCTGCTTGGAATAAGTGCCGAAGCCGGTCCCCGCGGCTCCGAGGTCGAACCATTGTGTCGGGGAGGTGGAACTGCCATCGTCCGCGGTGACCGTAACGGACTTCCTCCCGATGATGCGGTCAAACAGGCCCATGCGCGCTTATGGCCCACGGGCGCTTATAAACGAGGGTCGGGTCAGAAGAAGTATGCGTTGGTCGTGGCCACGTTGCTGCTGAGCTCGCGGAAGGCGCCTGAGCATGCGTCTACCTGGTCGTCGTGGGCGCCCAGGGGGAACTCCAGGAGCTCGTCCGTCAGGGCGCGGTTCCACGGTGCGCGGACCATCCACAGGTTCCCGCATTCCATGGCGGCGGCCATCGGTCCGGCCCTCAGCTGCTTGTCCCCCGTGACCTTGTCCGGGCGGAAGTCATACCCCTGGAGCACGGTCCTGGAGTAGAAGTCGATGACGTCCACGCCCGAGCTCCCGGGCTCCTGCTCCATCCTGATCCTGACCTCGGGGCCGTCCCTCTCGGCCGTCCGTCTGATCGCCTGCTGGACCTCGTAAGGGGAGCCCTGCAGGCGCACGATGTCCTCGATGCAGTAACGGCCGTCCTCCACGCTCATGAGGCATCCGACGGTCCAGTCCCCGTCGTCGTGTGTCGCCGCCTTGTCCCAATAACGGCACCGGACAGCGCTGGCGGGGAGCGGGCTGTCGAAGCGGATCCAGTCGCGCTTGAACATCCCGCCCTCCAGGGGCGTGGGCCGTCCCTGGTACAGGGCCTCGAAGACACGGGACCCCATGGCGGCCTTCTTGCTCAGCAGGTCGGAGATGGGGAAGCGCTCCGGCCACAGGGCGTCCCCCGCATCGGATATCGCCGGGAGGTTGAGGACGTCCCAGCTGTCGCGGTCGTCGTTCAGGATCCTGCCCGCGAGGTCGTCGTGGTGCCACCTGGTCATGATAAGGATGATGTGCCCACCCGGGGACAGACGGGGCGAGGCGACAGAGGTGTACCAGTCGTACACCTTGTCCCTCATGGTCTGGCTGTCCGCCTCCTCCATGTCCTTCACGGGGTCGTCGATGATGATGAGGTCGCCTCCCGACCCGGTCAGTCCTGAGCCCACTCCCGCCGCGATGAGGGAGGGCCTGCCATTGACCTTGCCGGCGATCTGGAACTCGTCGGCGGCGTCGATGGAGAACTGCGCCGTTCCGAAGATGGCGCGGTGCATGTCCCCGTCGAACCTCTGGCGGCATGCACGGGACATCTTGCGGGCCTGCGTCTGGTTGTACGACGCGATGATGACCTCGCCCTGCGGATGGTTGGAGAGCCACCATGCGGGCAGGCACTCCGCCCCGATCGTGGACTTCATGTGCCTCGGGGGCATGGAGATGGCCAGCCCCGTGCGGTCGCTCCGCAGGAAGGTCTCGATGGTGTCGCAGATGGTGTGGATGTGCATCCCGTCCACATAGCCTGGCTGCGACAGGACCGTCTCGCGCACATAAGGCAGGAGGTGGTCGTGGGCATCGGACAGGCGCAGGAAGCGGTCCCTGAACGCCCTCTTGGCATCGTCGCTCTCGAAGCGGATCATAGCTCTCTCACGATGCGCCTCATGTCGTCCAGGGTCATGCCCTCGACGTCGGACGCCCTGACGACGTTCGCACGGGTCTCCTCGTGCACCGTGTCATCGAGACCGCACCACTTACCCATCTGGACCAGGATGTCCCTCATGATCTTCATGTAGCTGGTCTCCATCCATGTCCTCTTGGACTCGTCCTCCTGCGATGCGGCCCTTTCAAAGCCGTTCTTGGCCATCGCCAGGAGGTCTGCCATCTCGTTCAGGGTCATGCTGCGGGTGATGCGGGGGGCCACGATCTCGACAGGGACCTGACGGCGTTCGGTTTGTTCGGCGGGCTGTTCGGTTTGTTCGGTCCTGTTCGCCTTCCTCTTGGTCGTGCGCGTACGCGCAGGGGACTGTTCGGCGGGCTGTTCGGTCCTGTGCTGGGACCTCTTGTAGGCCATCCTGACCGTGTCCGGCTTGGAGCCGAGGGACGATGCGATGTCCTCCCACGTCTGCCCCTCCGCCTTGAGCTTCCCGATAAGGGAGATCTGGTCAGGTGTGAATCCCATCCGATCCGCCTCGCTTGGTCTCCTCGGGCCCTGCGGCCTTGGTCTCCATGCCGACCCTGGGGCCCATGCGGTCCGCGATCCTCTCGGTCGCCGTCGCCATCCTCTCCAATGCGTCCACCACTCTCGCTCTCTGCTCATCGTCCATTGAATACCACTCTTCCAAAATGTAAAAGAAGGCGAGCTGTCCCGTCGGGATCCTCGCCTGTGTTTTCGTCACGATGCCCTCGTCCGCCAGGGACAGGAGGGCCTTCCATGCCGTCTTGCTCCCCAGGGGGCCCGTGCATCTGTCGATGACCGTCTGCTGTCTCGGGGGGATGCCCTCGTCCTGCATCCTCCGGAGCTCGTCGATGACGGTCCTCAAGTGCCTGGAGTCTGTGAAGAAGGACATCGCCCCTCGTATGAGATCCCGTCCTCGGAGACCGTCAGCCTGCCCCTGCCCTGTGCGAGCTGGAACCTGTGGACCGCCTCGGCGTCCCGGGGGGACACGTCCTCGACGACGATCTGGATCTTGCTCCCGTCCTCGATGATCTCCATGAGTCTCATATCCTGCCTTATATAGGACACCCCTTTTAATACTGATGTAGGGTTTTCAGATTTGACCGCTGTGTTCTCTGCTGACTCCGACATTTCATCGGTGGATTTGTCTGATTTGCGTATATCACAGGGTATCGGCTCCACATGCTCACTCATGTCCTCGGCACCTCCCTCGTCAGAACGATGTTGCGGAGATCCATTTTGTTCTGCATCTCGTAGCGGTGGTTGAGGAGCAGCGCCTGCGCGACGACGTGGTCGTCCGCGATGAGGACGATCCTCACATCCTTCGGGGGTTCCTCTCCCTTGTGGCAAAGGGGCTCCTTGCTGAACACGACGTACTCCGACCTGCCGTCATCCTTCCCCGTGCAGACATAGCAGACGTAGTTCGGGAAGGACAGGCCCGTCTCGTCCGTCTCATGGGCCATGCTCTCCAGCTCCTCCGAGTAGACGTTCCTCGAGAAGATGACGAAATCGTTGGAGCCGACGTCGCCGAGGGGCTTCCTCCCGGCGGGCCTGTGGTAGTCGACGAGCTCGGTCATGGTCCCGCCCTCCTGTTCCACATCTCGACATGATGGAGGATCTCCGCCGCGCTCTCAGGCGTCTGGGCGCAGCAGTACCGGCATCTCACACGCTTGAAGATCCGGGGCTCGTCCAGGCTCCAATCGCAACGCATGTCCATGTCTGGTCTCCGATGACCGCAGAAAGGGCAGGGCTTGAGGCCGCGGATCGTGACGCTGATCTTCCTGCTCTTGCTCATATAACGCAGCTTGGAACCCTCCGCCTCCGCCCTCATGACGTCCCTCATGCTGATCCCGTCCCTCCACTCGGCGGACTCGGTGAAGACTCTGTTCTCCACGGCGGTGTCCAGTTCCTCCGCCAGGATGCTGGCCTCCACCGTGCTCAGGCGGATGGCGACGGAGACCCCATCGACGGACAGCCCCTCGACCGGGATCACGATGGCGTCCCCATCCTCGACCACCCTGGGGGTCATGCGACCGCCCCCAGGAGGCTGATGACGAGGGCCCCTGCGGAGCATCCCAGGAGCATGGCCATGGCCAGGTGGATCAGGGCGATGTCGCGCTGCAGTCCCTCGAGGTCCAGCCTCATGAGGGACAGGTCGGCCTCCGCATCGGCGAGGTCGGAGTCCATCTGGCCCTGTGTGCGGATGGGGATCCAGTCGGTCACTCCGATCCCTCCGTGCTCTCCAGGATCCACCCGGCGAGCTCCCTCGCCTCGCCCGACGAGAGGACGTGGTCAAGTGAGAGGTAGATCGGCTCGGTGTCGAGGGTGAATGTGAGCAGGACCGCCCCTTCCGAGCCCATGGTGAACCGGACCCTGCTCTCGCCGCCCTCCACCCTGCTGTGGAGCTCCCTGACCCTGTTGCCGGTCATTCCGACCCCTCCTCGTCGTGATCCCTCTCCTCGGCGACCTTGATGATCCCCTCGTTCTCGCGCACGATGTCCTCCAGCTTGTGGATCAGGGTGCCCAAGGCGATGTTCTCCAATCTGGCGAGCTCGGCCTGATCGCTCATGCTGATGAGGGTGCGGCCGTTCCACTTGGCAATTGCCGATTCGACGGTGGCGGAGAAAGCCGTCGTTGCTCCGCATCTGTCACACTGGACCCAATCGTCAGGACCGTTCATGACTTTCGCTTTGCCTCCGCAGAAGGGGCACGGCTTCAGCTCCTGCCCGCTCATTCGTCCCCCTCCGGCTCCGGGCACTCGTGGACCCTGACGATGCGGGTGGTCCCCACGCCCCTGAGGGCCTGGAGCATCGCATGCGCCCGGGTCGTGGCCTCCAATGCGTTCTCGGCGTCCACGTCGACGTCGGCCTCGATGGCGATGAGGAACCTCAAGGGACCACCTCCATGTCCAGCAGGATGTCCTCGACGTCATCCCTGATCCTGACGATCACGTCGCTGACATTCGCCAGCCTCGTCAGGATCTCCCTGTGCTCCGTTCCGCGGAGGTCGTCGATGCTCTCCTCGATCAGGCTCAGCGACCTCATCAGGTTGCGGTACGTGACCTGGAGGGCCGGATCGCCCCACTCGGTCATTCGTCTCCCTCCTCGGCCTCCTCATAGGGATGGCGGCGGCCTTCGAGCGGGTCTATCCTCCTGCCGGCCCTCTCGATCTTGACAGGCTGCTTGAAGGTCATCAGGTCGACGATGGGCTGCAGCCAGCTCTCGTCATAGACCAGCGCTGCGACATGGTACGTCCCGAGCTCCCGAGCGAACACGATGTAGGGTATGGTCGTCATTCGTCCCCCCTCCTCCAGTCGGGGACCAGGCCGAGGGGGCAGAGGGCGGGCCTCGATGCCGCCTCGGTCGAGACCTCGCATGCGGTGTCCTCGCAGGCGTTGCAGGCGTAGGTCGACAGATGAATCATTCGTCATCCTCCCTGCACTTCGCATCCATGGCGAGCCTCAGGTCGCCCATCCTCGAGATGATCTCGGAGAGTTGGTCGTATTCGTCGGTCATCCCGGCCCTCCACATGTCCGTCTCGGAGTCCTCGAGGATCCTGATGGCGTGCTGGAGATTGCGGCATGCGATGAGCCTGAGGATGTACTTGGCGGGCTCGCCCGGGGTCACGGCTCCGCCTCCTCGAAGAGCGCCAGGAGCTTCTCGGCCACCCTGTGACCCTCGGGCGTGAGCCGACGGCGCTTCTTCCCGCCGGACAGTCCGCGGTCCTCGGGGACGAGCTCGACCAGACCGAGCTCGGCGAGCCCCTGGATGCGGATGAAGATCGTCCTCTCGTTCTTCCGGTCGTCGGTTACGCCGTCCATGATCCCCCTGAGGGTGTCCGGTCCCGAGACCTCCAGCCACATCAGGATCCTCATGGAGTACCTGTTCTCCAGGGTCCACAGGAGGTTATCCATGTGGCAGGTCTTGCAGTCGCATTCCAGGCACGTCTCTTTGCACTCGCATTCGCTCATGATGTGTCTCCTTGAAAATGTCGTAAGGGGGTTTGCTGAGGTCGTCGGCCTCTATCGGTTTCCAGAAGGGACAGCGTCCCATGTCCGCGAGCTCGCAGACATCATCCGTCATAAGATGGTCGGGAAGGTCGCACTCGGAGACCATCTCCCCGCCGTGGCCCTCGAAGTCCACGCGGTTCTCCCATGTCATCAGGCGGGCGCAGTCGTCGCAGGAGCCGGTCATCGGAATGCCTCCAGCGTTGTCTGGCTGTCGTGGATGTACCACCTGCAATCCGTCATGGTGCCGGTCGGGATCCACCACAGCCCGCATCTCCTGGCCAGGCACAGGCCGTCGTGGTTGTGGAGGCATGTGAGGCACGGCGATTGGCCGGTCATGAGGTCCCTCCGTAGAGGTGCGCCTGCTTGCGGAGCCACCGCATGAGGGCCAACCGCTCGTCCCTGCGGCTTTCGTCTCCCAAAGGCACCAGTGGCTCGAGGCCCTCGTAGCTGTCGAGTCTCCCTATGTCCCTGAGATGGAGCCTGTCGGTGTCCCCCTTGCCGAGGACCCAGTTGATGGCTGTGGTCTCGTGGAAGTACTCCTCCACCCAGCAGCACCCGTCCGAGTTGTCCAGGGCCACGAACACCGGGAGGATGATGCCTGTGTCCGGCACGGCCCTCGTCCCCTGCTCGATGAATCTTCCTGTGATGAGATACTCGCCCTTTCTCTGGGTGCGGATGATGCGGAGGGCCGCATCCTCATCAATGAAGGCGATCGGCACGCCGTCGCGGACGATGATCCTCCGAGGCTCGATGTCCATGTCGCGGAGCCTGGCGAGCTCCGCCTTCTTCAGCTCCGAAGGGGTCGTCATCTGAACGCCTCCAGCTTCATCTGGCGGGGCTTCCCCTCGTTGTCCCCTGTGCAGTAGTTCCCGCATCCGAAGGCCGTGGGGTCCCAGCGGATCGGGCACCTGTTGTAAGCGCAGTATGTCTGGTCAGGCTCTGAGCTGGCGCAGTCGAAGCACGTGAACCAGGTGCGGCGCATGAAGGCGTGGATCATGGCACCACCTCGTACCTCTGAGGCTTGGATCCGTACCTCCTGACCCTGCCGTCGACCACCAGCTTGCGGAGAGGGGTCTCGTGGCTGACGTTGGGGAGCTCCCTCCTCATTTGGTTGCGTGTGCACCCCGGGTGGGTCTTGATGTACTCCAGGAGGACGTCCGTGGGGGTCATTCCGGGGTACTTCATTCTGAAGAGGTCGCTCACGCTCCCATCTCCTTCAGGATGGCCGTGATGTGGCTCGTGACGATCTGCCCGGTTGGCGACAGGAAGAGGTTCCGGCGGTTGTGGATGGTGTGCCCCTGCTCAGACGTCACCAGCCCCAGGGAGATGGCCTCGCGGACCCGCATGTAGACGGTCCTGGAGTCTCTTATCGCCCTCATGCACTCGATAATCGAGCATCCGGGGTGGTCGCGGATATAGAGCAGGGCCCTGACGGCGTACTTCTGCTCGATATATGGGACGATCCCGCTCATGCCTCCGCCTCCCTCTCGCGCATCCCTGCCAGACGCTCCACGCTGATCCAGACCTGTCCCTCGGGGCCCCATCCGGTCAGCCTCATGCCGAGGCTCCCGGCGAGGATCTCGAAGAATCTGCGATGAACCTCCAGGGCCTTGCGGTTCCTCCTGTCGGCCAGGTCGAGGCTCCAGTCGTAGTCGCGCCTGAATCCCCCGAAGTCGGTCTCGGCGTGCATCAGCATGTACCCCGTACCGAAATGGAGGGGGTCGTCCGGGCCGGTGACGTCCATCCTGAGGTCCAGCCAGTCACTGCATCCGGTCAGCGTCCTCAGGATCAGCGTCCTCTGGCCCCTGTAGCCGTCGGGCGTCCAGATGTGCTGGGCCCCCGTCTCCTCCGAGTAGCGCTCGGCGGAGATCCTGACGGCCTCCCATGCCTCCATGTCGACAACGACCTCGAAGAGCCGGCGGAGGTCGCATCCCATCAGGAAGCGGTCGAGGGTGGACTGGATCATAGACCCACCTCGATACAGACCGCGCCTGCGAGGCAGACGACGGCCCAGAAGAGGAACAATCTCGACATGGTGCGAAGGTCATCCCTCCGCCCTTCGAGGATCATGGGAATCACCGGGGGATTGCCTTCGAGGATCCAGGACAGGTCCCTGAGATACCTTTCTCCGACGGCGGTTCCGAGGAATGCTCCTAAGTACCCAGTGCCGAGGGCCAGAAAGACGACGGACAGGTCCATCATAGGAACCCCTCCAGCTTCGCCTGGATCCAATGGCGGGCGGTCCCCGGATTGTCGGGATCGTCCTCGGGGATGACCTCGTCGTCCTCGTCGTCCTCCTCGTCATCGTCCCATTCCTCGGCCATCGGCGTGCCGTCCTTGGGTCTGACCCCTCCCTGGCACCCGATGCCCATCCAGACGACGTCCCCGAAGACTCCCGGATCGTCGTCCGCCTGGTCCAGTGCGGCGCGGAGCTCGTCGGCCTTGATGCTGAAGCTGCAGCGGGACTCCTCCTCGGACGGTCCGAGGTCCCTGAAGTAATAACGCTGGCCGTACCTGGTGACGGCCAGGGGCGCCGTCCTCCCGCCCATGGTGTGCGCGATCTTGTAGATGACGAAGCCGTCCGGCATGACGATGGGCCTGCCGTTCATTCCCTCACCTCCTTGGTGAGCGTCCATACGGACCTGTTCCCGGCCACCTTGGTCTCGGCCATCCATCCTCTGCGGGCCATGCGCCTGCAGGCGGCGTAGACGGTGCTTATCTGGAGGTCGGCGACCTTGGCGATGTCGACGGCTGTCGAAGGGGAGCCGATGAAATAGAGGGCGTCCAAGACCATCTGGTTGGCGGCCATCCTGCTGACCTCCTCGCTCATGGGCGCGCCTCCCTGTGCGGGCATCCCTTGCAATCATCCTCGTAGGCGTCCCTGCCCAGCAGGGTGCACCTGCCGAGGATCCGGAAGCCGGCGACGACCTGCCCCGAGAACATGGTGGCCGAAAGCCACCTGCAGTCCCCGGAGCGCTCCCTGGCGATGGAGATGGCGTCGAGGTCCATCTGCGTCATCGCTCCGCCTCCTGGGGGTGCCTCCCGGGCATCCATCTGACCTCCTTCTCGGTCCCCGGGGAGATCCTGATGTAGCCCCTCCCTGCGCACCACTCGGTGAAGCGGGAGGCCACGTCGGGGTCGGTGCCCTGGCGGACCAGCATGGACGCGATCTCGTCCTCGGTGCGGGGGTCCGTCCCTACGTACTCCCACACCCTGACGGCCAGCTCGGTCATCGTGAGCTCGGTCATGCCATCCCCCCTGTCACGGCCCAATCTATCGCCATGCGGATGAAGGCGCTCACATTGGTCATCCTGTGGCGGGCCATGAAGTCCAGCATGGCCTTGTACTCCCTCGGGCTCATGCGGAACGTGATCCTGAGGTCCCTGTCCGGGAGGACCTCCACCCTTGCGTCCGACGTCACGGGATCATCTCCATGATGGCCCCCGCGAGGTCGCGGAGGTCGTCGGCTGTGAGGTGTTCGTGGTATGACGCCACGGGTGAGCCGATCTCGATGTGGAACTCCTGGTCCTCCCTGGAGATCTCCACGAAGCAGTCGTCGACGTCGCCGATGATGACGTGGCTCCTCACTCGGATCCCTCCTGAACGGTGGGCTGCGATCCGCTTAGGACCGCCACAGGCTCCAGGTGCGTGATCGGGGTGCTCGGAGTCATCACGTAAGCGGTGCAGAACGGACAGCACACGCAGGGGACCCCTGCGTTGGGCTTGTCGCTCCTGCGGAGCATCAACTGCCCCTTCTGGCTGACGTAGAACTGCCCGCGCATGGCGGCCTCGTCCATGGCGCGGCAGCATGCCGACACCGTCTTGGTCTTGACCGACACGGTCAGGACGCCGTCGTATCTGGCGGTCATCTGACCACCTGCCAGCGGTTGATGGTGCCCTGCTTGCCGGACGGGCGGATCATCCTGCCGTTGAGGACGAACATGGCCCGATGGATCTCGTCGCGCTCATACTGAGGAAGGAGCTCGCGGACCTCCTTCATGGTGATCCCGGGGTGCGTCCTGATGGTCTCGTACACGTCGATGCGCACGGGGGAGTTGAGGAAGCGGACGGATTCTATCATGCGACCACCCACGTCGTGACGCTCTTCCTGCCCGGACTCTGGGACGGGACGTAGCTCCCCCTCTTGACCAGGCCCTTGCCCTCCATGTCGGCCAGGACCGTGGCGATCCTGGTCCTGGCGTCCACGGTGTCGCTGTTGAGGATGGCCGCGATCTCCCTGACGGTCATGGCGCGGTCCTGCGTCCTCATGACCTTGATAAGGACGGTGCGGAGCTCCGCGGCGGCGCATCCCGTCACGCCCCCGTGCAGGCCCTCGGCGGCGTCCTCGGGGCCTTCGGGCTCGGGAAGGTCCTCGGGTGCCTCCTGCGTGTCGTCGCACGCCGTGAGGGGCTCCGAAGGGGTCTCCTGCGGCTCCGTCACGGTGTTGCATGCCGGCTCCTGCAGGCAGGCCACACGGCCAGCCAGGTAGTCGCCGAGACCGACCTCGTGGTCGTCGTTGAACCATGCGTCGAGGTCCTCTGGACGGACCGCCTCGAAGGCGAAGGCCACCGTCTCCCCGACCTCGAAGCCGGGGAGCAGGACACAGGTCCTCGCGTCGCGGACAGGGGGGCGGAGGATCTCCGAGTGGGAGATGCGCCCGGTCGTGATGCCCTTGACCCTCACGCTGGCCAGGAGAGCCCCGGGGAGCGTGTCGATATTGATGGCGGGGTCGCCGTCGATCCTGCGGACGGTTGCGATGCGGGTCATGCGTCCGCCTCCCTGCGCTGGTCCCTGCGGCGACCGACGACCGCGTAGAGATCGCCGTCCATCAGGATCTCCATGTCGGGGTGATCCATCTGGAGCCTCCCGATCTCCTCGATCAGCTCGGACAGGGTGAGCTCGCTGGTGCGGACGTCGATGAAGGTGGCATCCGGCATCATGCCCTCGCCCCCTTCCTGCGGTCGGCCATGTGCATGATCAGGACGGTGTCGCCGTTCTCGGTGTAGGAGCCGATGCGCTGCCAGCCCTCGTCCTTCCTGAGCTCCTTCAGGGCGTAATACTCGTGCTCGGTCTCGCGGAAGTCGGCGCCGTCGTAGACGGTGCCTGCGAAGTAGTGGATGATGTAAGTCATTCGAGCACCCCCTCGTCGAGGACGACGGGATGGTGGATCCCGTCCTCCAGGGAGATGCTCCAGTGCTCCCCGGGCCTCTCGGGATGGGCCGAGGCGTAGAGCCTCAGGGCCTCGTGTGCGTCGTAGGCCGTGGGGGCGTGTGCGAGCGTGATGGCGCCGACCCTCACGACGTAGGGCCTCTCGGCCTCGGGGTGGTCGGCGAGGAAGGCCATCCTGGCGTATTCGGGATCCCTCTCGGGCTCCTCGGGTTCGGACTCCGAGGGGTGCATCACATAGGTCGCGCCGCAGTTCATGCAGCGGAGGATCCTCGAGTCCCCCTCCCATCCGGCGGGCTCGAAGGCCCCGCCGAGGCAGTGGGGGCAGGTGTAACCGTCCATCGGGGGGACGCTCATTGGGATCCCTCCTTGACGGTGGCGGTGTCCTCGATGTACTTCTTGAGGACCATCTCCTGGTAGCAGGCGATGATCGTCGACGTCGACCAGTTGAGCATGAACGTCCCGTCGTTGTCCTCGATGTGCTTGGCGAGGACGGGGTTGGGCTCGGAGTCCATGATGTGCTTGTTGTGGAAGCGGATCAGGGCGGTCTTGGCCGTCTCCAAGTTGATGCCGTAGTGCTCGGCCATCTTCTCGCCGACCTTGTCCTCGCCGATCTGCTCCTCGGCGGTGACCTCGGCGCCCTTGGCGTCGGCCTCCTTCTGGGCCTTGGCGGCCTTCCTCGCCTCCTCCTCGGCCTTGGCCTGCTCCGCGAGCTTGCGGCGGTTCTCCCTCTTCCTCTGCTCCTCGGCCTCGGACTGATCCTGGGATGGCTTGGGCCTGTGGCCGCTCTCCTCGGCCATCTTCTCGGCGGTGAGCTCCTTCTTCTCCTCCACGGAGAAGTTGAACTCCTCGGGGTCGAATCCCGGGCCCTCGTCGATTGCGTACAGCGTTCTGTAAAGGGTCCTCTGGGCGTTGGTGAGCAAAAGGTTCGTGAGCTTGTCGCTGTTGTCCTGCGCCTCGCAGGACACGGTGGTCTCGATGCTGTCCCCGTTTGCCCCGTAGATCGTGACGTCGACATGGCCGTTGGCCACCTGGTAGGTCTTGGTCTCGCCGTACCGGTTCGTGATCTGCTTGGTGATGCGCTTCTCGCCCTGCTCGGTGTCGTACTGCACCGGACCGAAGATTGTGATGATCCCGTGCTTGGAGTGTGCGGCGCGGACGACGGTGAGCATCTGGGCGATGGGGATGTACGAATATCCGCCCTGGACCTTCTCGGACTTCTCGAATCCGGATCCCGCGATGTCGATGTAGGCGTCGGCGAGGCGCTGGTGGATGGTGCGGGTGTCCGCCTGTCCCTTCTTGGAATCGGAGGCGGTCACTGCGCTCCCTCCTGTATTTGAAGGTTCGCATTAATCTCTCTCTCACACACCGCCTCGTGGGAGAGGCGGGCGAAGGCGAGGGCGGACAGGTAGGTCTCCGATCCGGACCTGAAAACGGTCCCCTCCTTCTGGAGGTGGACCCACTTGGCCTTGATGGTGCGGTCATCCTTGAGGATGCCCGACCTGACGATGTCGGTCAGGAAGTTGTCGTATGTGTACTCGAAAGCCTTGTCGCCGTTGCGGAGGCAGGCGTCGATGATCTTGCCGCGCTGCGAGTATATCGCACCGCGGATCTGAGCTGTGCTCACTCCTCTCATTCTCAGTTTCCTCGTTTCGTTTCACGAGTCCGAAACGAGTCGCTTTCCGGCGATTATTAGCAATTGCGCCTTTGCTAATAATTAAAACCACAAAGCACTCGGATTGGACTCTAATCCTAAATGTGAAGGGGTTTATAAAAAAGTTTTGAACGCCGTCACATCATCATGATCGTCGAGATGTAGTCAGAAAGCCTGTCCTCCGCCTGCCTTTCCTTTATATCGTAGGCGTCCACGTAGCACTTGAGCGTCGTCGAGATGTCGGCGTGCCTCATGAGCTTCCTGACGGTCTGCAGGTCGCATCCTGCGTGGTAGTAGAGGGTCGTTCCGTAATACCTCCTGAGCGAGTGGGTCGTGACTTTGATCCCGGTGCGCTTCGACAGTTCGGTGACCGCCGCCGAGATCTGGGCCACGTGCATCGCGTGGAGCTTCCCGCGGTGGTCGCAGGTCTGCAGGATGTAATCGTCCCTCGACTCCTTGGCGATGTGCCGCTTGTACTCCCTGTACCTCTCCAGCGCCGCCTTGACCGGCGCGGGGATGCGGACTGTGGTGACCAGGCCGTCGCTCCCGTGTCCCTTGCCGTGGATCGTCACGCGGTCGCCGTCGATGTCGGACTCCCTGATGGCCTGCATCTCGCATCTGCGCAGGCCCATGTAAGCTCCGAAGGCTATGATCATCCTCTGCTCCGGATCCGCCGCCCCCCATAGCGTCCGCATCTCATGGTCCTCCACGAAGATGCGGTCGCGCATCTCGCGGTTCCTGAGGAGATTCGTGTGCTTGACCAGGTCGGTGCCCGTGTGGTACTCGATCATGCAGGACAGGCTCCTGAGGTACATTATGCGCACCTCCTCCTTGACCGGCAGCGCCGACCAGAGGAACTGGATCTCCCTCTCGGTTATCGTGTCCGCATGGATCTCCGGCTCCCCCCGGAGCCAGACGATGTACTGGAGGCACTGCCTGCAGTTGCTTCTGTGCGTGCGGACCGTGTTCTCCTTCCTTCCGGTCTCCCTCAGGTGCTCGAGCCACTGATCCACCTCTTCCATCCAAATCTGCGACATCCATCATCACATCCTCCCATCCTGTTCCCATCCGGAAATCGTTTGGACGGACGCCGACGCATGTGTGAGAGAGAGATTAATACGCCCTTTTATTAAGGGGGAAGAATCTCGGATACATGATGCGTGGCATCCGCTGGGTTCTCAGTTCCAGCGCCGTCCCTGGCTTTTGATTGGACTCGATTCCCAGGGGCGGAACCTCATTTCTCTCAGCCCTTCCTCCTGATGGTCACGCTGACGATGTCTCCGCGGTCGACCCCGAGCATCCTCGCCTGATCCGTTATCGTCAGAATCAGAGAGTGCCCCGAGGTGCCGACCTTGATGTCCGCGGAGACCTCCCGGATTCGGTCGTCCTCCTCCACGTCGTCCCATGATTCGACCTGCTCGGCCTTCGGGTACTCTGTGCAGTCGATCCCCATCACGTTGGCCACCCCGAGATGCTCCCAGAGGTCGGTTCCGTTGATGCGGTCGTAGATCTCGATGGCCTTCCAGACGTCCTCCATCTCGGGGACCTCGACGTAGTACACCTTGTCGCCGTGTCCGAAGTAGACCTCCATCGTGACGGAGAAGTCCAGGACGATCTCGGCCACGTCCCCGGTCTCGTCGTAATTCTCAGCGGCCAGCCCAACGTAATCGTGGGCGTCCCTGCGCTCGCGGGGAGTGAGGTGGTCCCAATCATCGACGATGCAGTCGATGGCCTCGTCGCACGTCTCGAACCTCTCGATGAACTCGTCGATCCCGCGACCCTTCACTGCGATCCATGTCTGCTTTCCTGCCATTCTTTTTCATCTCCTGTCGGGTTTCGTCCCGTCTATGCATTACAATGTAATTCGTGTATTTATATGTTACTCTACATGGTTAATAATGAGAGTTGCCGATGCACCGTTTTCGAGAGAAGGATGGGCGGGATGCCTCGACGCCTGGGAAGTTCAGGCCCACGGGATGCGTCCGCCTAAAGGGTTTGCGGGCCCGGAGGCCCGGAGGATCACTCCTCTTTCTTGGTGACTGCGGATCACTTCGTCTGCGTGCCACCAGTCTGAGCGCCAGAGTCACCAGACTGATTGCCGCCGATCTTGAGCTTGTCGCGGATGCCGTCGACGATGGATCTGAGAAAGGGTCCGCCGTATGCTCCGGCCGCGATCCCGATCAGGAAGGCCAGGGCGTAGTAGACCATCGCAGGGGCATCCTGCTGGCCCATCATGCCCAGGAGGATGCCCGAGCCGAAATACGAGAGGAATCCTCCGAAGACGCCTGTGACGATGACGGCCACGAGGAACTTCGAGTCGAAGGGGCACTCCGCACGAGACTGCCCCGTGGCTTTCAGATGGTTGTTGTAGGCGATCTTCGCAGCCACTCCCGCGATCAGGAGGGCGAAGAACGCCCCGAGCAGGACGGTTCCGACCATGAAGTCGTCGGGTGTGCGGTAGGTGACCGCAGCGGTGACCGCGTCGTCGATGATGCTCGCCTCCGCTGCCA